TGCAATGTGTGTGCCGGAATCCATGAGGCGAGATGTATTTCAGATCGGTACCGTCCACGACTTTGTGCGCCTGCCGGATGGGCTGCGACAAGGTAATGAGTTCCATCTTCGTGTTATGGAAAATCAGCTCACAGTCGTGAGGCAGGGCGGTAATGGTGGTCAGTGTTTCCGGATCGAGTAAAATCGTGCGAGTTGAGCGGTCTGTCTTCGGCGTGTCTGAAACATAGATACCATTAGAGCCGCGTGTGACCGTCTTTGTGATAGATATTGTACATGCGCCTTCGTCAAGGTCTGACCATTTCAGTGCCAGTGCCTCACCGCGGCGCATACCGGTATATGACAGAAGACGGAAAAACGCATACCACATTGGAGACAGGCGCTCCTGTGCCAGCGATAAAAATGTATGCAGCTCATCCTTTGTGTAGACGTTAAGATTTTCCGGTTTGTGTGGTCCTTTTGAGGCTTTAGGAATATCTACCCGATCGGCAGGGTTTTGGTCGATTACACCCTGCTTCCAGGCGAAAGCGAGCAGCTTCTTCAGATAGGTAAACGTTCGTTTCCCATTTACCCTTTCAGAAACCGTCCGATTAGCAAAGCGCTGCAATTGGATAGGCGTCAGTTCGATGACTTTGAGCTGCGCGAACTCCGGAAGAATATGGTCGCGGAAGATCTGTTCTGTATGTTGAAGCGTGCTCTCCTTCACACCGATCTTATATGACTCAATCCAGATATTGTATAACTGTTGCACGGTGATGTTTTTATTTCTTGTGGGGGCAATGCTTGTGACCGCTTCTGCATATGCAAGCTGAGCCTCCTTCTTTGTCTCGAATCCGGACTGCTGGATACGGATGGGCTTTCCGGAAGTATCCAGTCCGACGTATGCGCGGAACCGGTAACGGATTTCTCCTCTTGCTTTGTATTTCTCGATCTTCATATATGTCTCCTTCTGGCGGAAGAGATATTTTTTCCCTATGTGTTTTCTTCTAAAATTTGTATCAGCAGATCTATGTCTGTAGAGTACTCCGGCCGAATTCCATTCTCGTACCTGCGTAGGTATTCCTGACAGTCTTTAATGATTCTCTTTTCGTTGCGGTTTAATATGGCGTATATAATTTTGTAATACATATCATCCATGTGGAATTTGTTGACCTTCGTCTTATCAACGGGGAACATTTTGATATAATGCAACCCATGACGATGTCCGTCCTTCGTTGTACCTCTTGGGGGTAGTGGAAAATACTGTTCTGTTGGTGCCGATGGCGAGATGTTAGATCGAAACGGAACGGCAAAGTCCAATCGCTTCCCACGATAAATCAGCTTAATGATCAAAGCACATGGACGTTTAGCTTTATGCAGCATCTCCGGATCAACCAGGTATTTTTTTAATTCCTGTGGCTTCAAAGATATGACTTTCATAAATCCTCCTAACAAAATGAGGCTTGCCATTTGGCAAGCCTCATACGAGTGACGAATATTCTACGCAGTTGCACCCCGTCCGTCGCGGAAGTTAAACATACGAGTGTATTATATTCTTACCGTAATACTCGGTTCGTATTAGTATTATACCAAAGGGATCTTTTTTTATCCAGTGTTTTTTGTGATTTTTTGTGACAAAATATGCTCAATAATGTTCAATGGTGTACAATACAGTGTCGTAAACAACTGTGATATTCACCTACGCTCCTTCCACCAATGCATCCTCGTTATTTTTTATATATCTTCCGGAGGCGACAAGGTCGTCGGCATAATTTAGGAGCCGTTCGCGGCCTTCTTCGTTGAGCTGGCGGAAGCTGCTGACGATTTGCTGCTCACCGTCAGTAAGCGAGCTGTCTGAAGAGGGAGCGCCAGCGTCATTCCATCCCATGAGATATGAGGGAGAGACATCGAATAAAGATGCCATAGTTTCTATCTTATCAGACGGTATATTGGTGATAATCCCAGTTTCGTATTTGTAAATTGTTTGCTTTGTCGTGCCGATTTTCTCGGCAAGCTCATCTTGAGTCAAACCAAAATTATCCCTGAGGGCTTTTATTCTGGCACCTTTAGTCATTTTAATTGCCTCTTTCCTGTTCTATTAGGATTAATTTAATTGTGGTAAGTTCATAGTAGCACAAAAAGGTTACAAGTCAAGAAAAAAATGACTTGACACGTTACGAAGGAGAGGTATATAATCACAGTAACTTAAAAAGTTACTCGGAGGTGAAAACGGAATGATAGATACAAATGCTCTTAGAGGCAGAATTGCTGAAAAAGGGATGTCTCAGTCGGATGTTGCGAAAGCGATTGGAATCACGCCAAAAACATTTTATACAAAGATGGCAAATAAGGTTTTTGGAAGTGATGAGATTGATGCAATGATTGATCTCTTAGATATCAAGGATCCTGTGAGAATTTTTTTTGCAGATAAAGTAACTTTATAGGTTACTATTCGTTGAAGAGGGCCGAGCGCGCTGAAGAGGGAGGTGAGAGAGAATGATCGAAGAAGATAGCCGGAGGCGGCAGGAAAAGCCAGAAGTGAAAGGGATCATGGAAACCTATCACATTAGCCCGGAGGAGGAAGAACTTTTCTATGCACTGTATGCACGAGAGCATATTTACAGAACTGCGATCTGGATTCTGGCTATAGTAGCCGGTGTATTAGCAACGTTGTTATTGCTGACATGATGATTGAGGCGATGACCGAGACAATGATCGGAAAGATGATCTGTTCCATAAACTTATCGAAGCGATAAGCGCAGTAACGAAAATAGCGATCGGTAAGAGAATAAGCGCAGTCGGGATCAGCCTTACCGGAAGAATTCTTACGGACAAAATGAGTCTCGATAAATTTAGCCTCATAGTAGAGGAAATGAAAATACTTGCCGAAGAATTCCTCATTAGCCCGTTTTTTGAAACGAAGAAGAAATAGCTTGACACGTTCGCCGATAAAAAGATGAATATCATCAAATTCAAGCATAATGCAACCTCCTAAAGACAGGATAGCACAAAGAATGGAGAAAGAAAATGATGAGTTATCAGCGCGAGCCGAACGGCAGACCGAAAATTGCAAGAGGAGACGATGAAGAGGGAGGTTAGAAGATGAAGAAGCTTAACCGAGAAAGAGAGATACTGCATAACCTGATGGAGGACTATGCGCAAAATCGTGAAATAAGTGAGCCGGAAGAAAGAACCGACTCACTTATCAAAGCACACAGAGAATTAATACTTCACACGCTGACTAGAGCGATCAGCTTTCTGGCGCTTGCTGTAGGTTTTAAGTTCATTGTAGATGGTCTGGTACTGGTCATAAAGCTGCTTTGGTGAAAAATCGTGCAGGTCTTGATTTTGTAGGTAGATGATGGCCAGCGCCTGACATGGATCACTTGGAAAAGTACGGAACTCGTAGTTACTCATAATATTGTCTCCTTTCTTAATACTCGGGCATGGCAGTGCCCTGTATGGAGATTATAACACGGAGAAGAGGAGCGCGCTGAAGAGGGAGGTTAGAATGGAGAAGGAATTCATAACAAGAAAAGAAGTCTGCGACGTGCTGGGCATATCGCAGGCAACATTCACAAGAAATCGGATAGGCGACAAACTGAAGCCGTATAAAGTCGGCAAACGGATTAAGTACAGTCGTAAAGATCTGGAAAGATTCAGGATCGGAAGGTACTGACAGGAAGGAGGCAGCAAATGACGAAGAAAATTTTCCGGTTCCACGGACGGAGATACCGCTGGAGCATGACAAACTGGCAGGCGATCCTACTGGTGGCGGCAGAAGTCGCGATCTGCGCATGGAGCTTTGCGGTGCTGGTGTATCTGGGGATTATGATTGACGCCATTTTTTAGGGAGGGAAAACGCAGATGCAGGTTGCGCGGAAGGAAAAGAAATTACATGAAATTGAATCCGAGCGGCTGATGTATGAAGCCATGTGCGACCGGATCGGTAAGCACTTGGCCGGCAAGAAGCATCTGTCCAAAGAGGAAGTGATCGCGATGCAGAGAAAGAAAGCGAGGTGCATCAGATGAGTGTGAAGCTTACCGAGGAGAATATCAAAACATACATGGAGAAACAGAGATTCGTCGAAAGGCTTTCAGATATTTTCCGGGATGAAGATATTATGGACATCGAGAAAATGGAATACACTCCGGTCATGGTCGGAGACATGGAGGTCGCCGGCGAAAAAGTGACGATAACCTTCCGGAACAAATTTGCGAAGGTCGTTGACGTCACTGCCGATAGTAAGATGGCGATCATGAGCGATATCCTCCGGAGGCTGAATCGATGAGCTGCCCGATCTGCGGGATCGTAGCGAAGGAGACAAGGCAGTGTCCGAAATATGACGGGAAACCGGTGTGTGCAGCACATTGCTACCAGTGCAAATACTACGATGCGGATCCAAGGATAACCATAACCTGCCGCTGGAGGATATACAACAAAAAGAAAAACGAGTTGACGATAATGGAGGTATAGCATGAAGAGTGGAGTAAGCAACGTATACAGAGACCGTCCAGATTATGCAGATTTCGATGCTCCGGCAAAATTTAGAGCAATAGAGAGCATTATAGCGAAGAGACTAACACAGTACCCGAACGCAATTTGTTCATATTCAGGCGGTTCCGACAGCGATATCCTTGTGGATCTCATCGAGCGAGTTAGACGAATCTTTGATTTGCCACCCGTCAAGTATGCGTTCTTCAATACCGGGTTAGAAATGAAAGCCACGAAGGAACACGTGGCGTATGTGGCGAATAAGTACGATATTTTGATTAAAGAATATCGACCAACCAAGAATATCGTACAGGCCACGAGGGAATACGGCTTGCCATTTGTATCAAAGATTATGTCGGCAGGGTTAGAAGGTGTACAGCGGAAGAACATCCCGATGTCAATCGCAAAGGAATATGACGAGGCCGAAGACAAACATGCTAAACGAAAGGAATTGGATGTGAGGTACCCAAAATGCAAAAGCACAATCAACTTTCTATGCTGCTGCAATTCGGCGGGAGACCCACGACCCAACATCCAACTAGTGATTAATTCATCGAAGTTCATGCGCGAATTCATAGAGGAGTATCCGCCGGATTTCAAAATATCGGCCAGATGCTGTGACTACTGCAAAAAACAGGTTGCACATAGTGTTCAGAAAAACTTTGATATGGTCATCACTGGGGAACGGCGGGACGAAGGAGGAATGCGGTCAGTACCACGGTCAGATAACACAGCGTTGTGCTTCACAGAAACGAGGGATGGCAAGTACAGACTGCGACCCATCTTTTATGTATCAGACAAAGATAAGGCGTGGTACAAGGAGCACTACAGAATACGGTACTCAGATGCCTATGAGGTGTATGGACTAAAAAGGACCGGGTGCTGTGGATGTCCAATTTCATCCCGGGCCGTTGATGACTTAGAGATTATCAGACAATATGAGCCAAATATAGCGAAAGCGGCTTGGAATATCTTCGGAAAGAGCTACTTATATAGGCAGAAATACAACGAGTATAAAGAAAGAAGGAAAGCGGAGGAAAAGCGGAACAATGGACAAATTAGAGGGCAAGTTTCAATCTTCGAGTCGTAGGTGGACACCATGAAAAAACAGGAGGAATTAAGGCGAATTGAACGTCAATGCGGAAATTTCCCCAGTCTGTCACAGATTGATAGATATTTAGGGAAACGCAAGGGAACAGCAAAAAAGCTGATGGAAGGAATATCACCGCTGAAAGACGGGCGAGCGTTGAGATATTCCGCAGCCGATGTAGCAGAAAGGATAGTTTATGGAAATGCTTAGAGCGGCACTACTGATTGCCATATTCGTGGCAATTCCGGTTATTGTTCAGGCGGTGACTACTCAGCATTGACAGGCGGTTACAGGTCAGCATTGAATGGCGGTAACATGTCCGTTGTTTATGGCGGCATCGGGTCGAAAGTCCGTGGTGGCGTACATTCTGTGCTTGCAATAAGGTATTGTGATGAGAACTCATGCACAAGAATCGCATTCGCAGAGGTGGACGGAGAAAAAATCAAAGCGGACACATGGTACAGACTTGATGATAATCATAAATTTGTGGAGGTAGAGTAATGTCAATAATGGTTGAATACGATTTACCTGAATGGTGCGAGGGGTGTAATGAATTGTCTACAGTAAAGCGGTACGTTGGAGATATAGATTTTCCGCACTATAACCTGAGTTACCAGGTGAACATTAACCATTTTGCCGACGTCAGCAAAATGGTAGGTGGCTGTCCTATCAACTATACGAGGAGATGAATGACAAATGAGATGGCTTGATGATACAGAACAACTAAAGAAAACAATAGCCAAAAGAATCAAAGCAGACAGTTATAAGGAAAATGATGTAAACGATGTAATAGATGCCGTGTTGCAGATAATTTCTGAATCTGCGCCCGTACCGCCGCTTGTCGAGGAAATTCTTAGTGAGTTGCAAAAGGAGAAAAAAGGGCTACTTAGTTTTATTGACGGGATAGATTATGCAATTAGCGTAATCTCAGCAGAAATTGATACGCGTAAGGTGATAAATAATGAGACTAATTGATGCAGACAAAATGAAAGAATACATGAAAGTCTTTACTAACAAAGAACTCATGGAAAACGAGGAAGTTTTTGAAATTATTGATGAACAGCCTACTACTAACTGCGATAAAACGCAGTGGATCAGTGTTAAGGATAAACTTCCAAACAATAACGAACGAATCATTGTTATAGACGAATACAGTGATATCCATAGAGCGAAATTCGAAGGTGGATGCTGGCGAGAACTCTATACATGGTTTGATATACCAAATGTTGAATTATGGATGCCTGAACCTGAGTTACCAGGTGAACATTAACCATTTTGCCGACGTCAGCAAAATGGTAGGTGGCTGTCCTATCGGCCAGACGAGCTGTACGGGGAAGGATGATGAAGATGCTAGCGAAAAAATGGAATTTCAGTAAAGGCGAGTATGAGGATTATGATCTCCCAGAAGGAGCAAGCACATTTTCGAAGGATATGGATGAAATTGTATCATGCGCACGGTGCGGAAAACAATTATCGTTCGGAGACACTTACACATCGCGGCAGATACAAACACAGGGAGGCTTTGGATACGGAGTGTGCGAAAAATGCTATGAAGAGGAATGGAAAGCAGAATGGAAAGAGATGGAAAGGAGAAAGGAGAGACGATGAGAGTAATTAATGTAGAAGCACAGCCGGCAGTTCCTGCCTTCGGCCAGTGGATACCGGCAAGCAATCCGCCGGAGAATTGTGAAGATGTAATTGTATGCGTATCTGGACGCCGTGGAAATATCATTTATGATCACGGTGTAGAGGCAAGTGATTGCTGCTATGAAAATGGTACGTGGTATGTCGGCGATGTCTCATCCGATACCGATAATCTGACGATCCACGCATGGATGCCGCTGCCGGAACCTCCGGAGGAAGAAAGCAGAAAAATGATCATTGGTGGAAAAGAAGTAGACCGCATTGAAGTCTTCCACGGGGCTGAGAAAGTCGCCGTGATAACCGATGACAAAAAAACAGGGGCGCCGGGATATCGGATTGAATTCAAAGCGGGAAAAACGACGACAGTAAAAAAATGCAGTGATATGGATGACGCTGAATTTGAGAAAATGGCGAACGAATTTTGCAATAGATACTGCGAATTTCAGGCTTGTGAAAACTGCCCGATAGACAAATATCTGGATCAGTAGACCGGATCCGAATATGAAATCATGCCGCTTGCCAATGGCAAGCGGTTGGGACTTGATTAGAGTATTAAAGATAGAGATAACCATGAGAGTAGTAAGAGAAACCACAATCGCCGGGAAAATTATCCACAGAAAAATACTGATTCCTTCCGGAAATCATAAGCAGAAGCGGCGGGGGCGGCTTAATGTCACAAAGGAATCTGTGAAGAGGAATAACATGAGACTCGCAATCTGGAGATTGTGGATGCTCCTTGCGAACAACTTTGACTCGACGGGCAGCCATGTCACACTCACCTACTCAGGGGCTGAGCCGACAAAAGAGCAGGCAGCCGCAGATCGAAAGAAGATGATCGCAAAATTACGAAAAGAGTTTCGCAAGCAGGGGAAGGAACTGAAATATGTAATTGTCACTGAATTTAAAAATAAACGGATTCATCATCATATCGTGGTCAACTCACAGGATGTAGGACTGATCACAAAGATATGGGGAAAAGGCGGGGTACACTTTACAGCGCTGCGAGAAGAGGGTGACTTCCACGACTTGGCGGAATATCTGATAAAAGAAACAGAGAAGACCTTCCGGGAACCGGACAGCCATCATCGGCAGAGATATTCGCGTAGCCGGAATTTGATCATGCCGCAAACCAAGAGAGACGAAACGTCACTGAAAGAAATGATGGAGGATCCGACGCCAATCAGCGGATACTATATCCCAAAAGACCGCGTGCGCCGATATGAGCATCCGGTCACGGGAATAGATCATCTGGAATATATCGAGGTGGCATTGGAGAAACCACGGAATTATAAGGTATGGCCGCGCGGAAAAGTAGTCACTCCGCGAGAACATTATAAAATAACCGACATCGAAGAACAGGAGGTTATGGATTTAGCATGCGAAGGTCAGACGGAAGGAGGCCCATGTGAATGTTGAGGATTTGCCGCTGAAGTATCAGGCGCAGGCGAAGAGAAAACTGAAGGAGCAGAATAGGACCGCGGCAGAAAGGATGATGCAGCCACGGGCGAAGTATGGTAACCGCAAAGCGGAAGTTGACGGGATCACATTCGACAGCAAGAAAGAGGCGGGATACTACCTGAAACTTAAAGCGCTTGAAGAGGCTGGAGAAATAACACAGATCATACTCCAGCCGAGATTTGAGTTACAGCCGGCGTTCGATAAGAACGGGAAACACTACCGGAAGATTGAATATGTTGCGGATTTCATGTACACGAGCAAGGCAGGAGAAACTTTTGTAATTGATGTCAAAGGAATGCGAACAGATGTTTACAAGCAGAAAAAGAAGATGTTCGAATATCGGTTCCCGCACTTAACGATAACGGAGGTTTAATGAATGGAAAAGTCACCGTGCACGACGTGCACAAACAGAACAGCAGAGTGCCACGCAGAATGTGGAATATACGCAGAGTGGAAGGATAGCCGGAACGCTGAATCTGAAAAAATCAAAGCAGAGAAGACACGAGTTAAGAGAGTTGCATGGACGAAGACACGCAGGGAAAGGTCGAGGGTGTAGCGATGAATGTGTACGAGAAACTGCCGGAAATCCCGAAGAAAGATCGTGTGTGGTACATGACCACTGAAAACGGAATCATGCGGGATGGTGATATTGCTCTCATGGTTGATGGAAAGTGCTACCGAGGAAGCAGGGAAGAACTGAGAAAGCACTGTAAGAAAGAACTGAAACAATTTCTCAGGGATATGCGCAACTGCGAAGGCGGACGCGGAAAGCCGCATGCGTGCCCTATCTGCGGGAAAGTCATTTTCGATGATGATGATGTGTACTGCGAAAAGCACCATGAAGAGGGACGCAGGATCACAAGAGCGCAGGTGATGAACGCGAGCGAGGATGAAATTGCAAAATTCGCTGCTGCAATAGTCTCTGCTGAGATAAATGCATATCGGGGAAATTTAGAGCGAGTGGCAAGAGGGATTGGCTGGCCGGACAGATGCATTATAAAAGCCTGGGACAAAGATCCGGAAGTCAAGGCATATGAGCGATATATCCGGTCGAAGGATTTCGCGATATTAACCATAAATGCTACTGATCCTGAAGCAGTGATTAAGACTTTTAGAAACGATGCGCTGAAGAGAAACGATGAATGGAGGAAGAGAAGATGAATAGCGTGCAGTTAATAGGGAGGCTGACCAGAGACCCGGAGGTACGGTACACAGCGTCACAGATGGCGGTAGCGACATTTACTATCGCGATCAATCGTCCGGTGAAATCTGGAGAGGAGCAGAAGGCAGATTTCCCGCGGATTACGGTATTCGGAAGGCAGGCGGAGAACTGCGAGAAGTATCTGAACAAGGGCAACAGAGTTGCGATCGAGGGCAGAATTCAGACCGGAAGTTACCAGAACAAGAACGGAGATACTGTCTATACGACGGACGTCGTTGCTTCAAGGGTGGAGTTCCTGGAATCCAGAAACGCTGCGCAGAGATCATCAGAGCAGCAGAGACAGCCCGCGGGTCGGACGGATCAGAGGCCAGCATCAAGACCAGCGGAGACGCAGATGGACATGACCGGAATCCCGCCGGCATTTGAAGAAATCGAAGATGATGTTCCATTCTGATGGGAGGAAAGCATGAACAAGGCGAAACAATTTTTAAGCAGATATCTGAATATCACGGAGCACCTCAGGCAGATGGAGGAAGAGCTGGAGGCACTTCGTCAGGAAGAGGGAAGCATCAGCATGCAAATTGATGGGATGCCGCACGGGACGAAGCTGTCAGACAGAACCGGGCAGATGGCCGTCAGGCTTGCGGAGATAACTGTGGAGATCATGGATGAGAGGACAAAGGCAATTGAGGAGCGGAATGAAATCCGTAATGTCATTCTCCGTGTAGGCGATCATAATCTGTCACACATCCTGAGGCGCAGGTATATTGATGGCAAGACGTGGGAGGAGATTGCCGTGGAAATGAATTACACGTATCGATGGACACTCACACTGCACGGAAGAGCTTTGGAAGAAGTGGATCGGATTCTGAAAGAAAGCATATAAGTTCACATTGAGGTTTGATATAATGTAAATGGAAGAAATCAAAAGACCCTTCCATATATCTTACTAATCTCTAATCTAATAGGACATTGGCAGCAAGAGAGACCACGGAAGCGTGGCCTCTTTTGTTATTCCGAAAGTGAGGAACTGAGATGGAGTCGAGGAGAGCAGATCGCATTGGCCCGCACAGAAGAGTTTACGACAAGAACCGCAAGCGGGTTCTTGCGTCGCAGGACATCTGCGGAATCTGCGGCAGACCGGTGGACAAGTCACTGAAGTTTCCGGATCCGATGAGCGCAGTCATTGACCATATCATTCCGGTGAACAAAGGAGGATCGCCGGACGACATCGACAACCTTCAGTTGGCGCACATGTGCTGCAACAGAGCCAAGAGCGATAAGATTTTTCTGAGCGACAAGGTCGGAGAGCAGAAGAAACCGGTAAAAGAGACGATTACAAACAGGAATTTGCCGCAGTCAATGGATTGGACAGCGTACAGGCCATAGCACATGAATAAAATGAATTTCTATGCATAAAAGGGGGCATGAGACCCTCCCCGTGCTTGCTCCGTCGTTCACGGCGTCCACTGCACAAAAAAACACACGATAGCATTTTTATACACGGTTTATTTTTATACACAAAGGAGAATCATGAAGGGAATTGAGTATCTGAAAAGAAAACTGAACGCGAGGAGAATGCGCGTACTGTTGCGTTACAAATACTACGAGATGAAAAACGGAAGGCTCGACCTGGGAAGACTGATCCCGCCGGAGCAGGCGGTAAAGTATAACAGTGTTCTGGGATGGTGTGCGAAGGCCGTGGACACGCTGGCCGACCGGCTTAGTCTGATCGGCTTTGAAGATGACACGTTTGACTTCATGGGGATATTCAACGATAACAATCCGGATGTGCTGTTTGACAGCGCGATTCTGTCGGCGCTGATCAGCAGCTGCAGTTTCATCTACATCGCGGACAGCGGAGACGGAACGCCGAACCTGCAGGTGATCGACGGTTCGAATGCGACGGGAATCATTGATCCGACCACAGGACTGCTGCAGGAGGGATATGC